AACTTGGTCTCGAAAGTAGGGCTGGCACGGACGGTGACAACGATGTCGAGACCACGGTTGAAGGTGGCGTTGGGCGACGTCAAAGCTGTAACGAGATACACTCTGAACGTCCCCAGACTCGAGTTGATGTTCACATTGACTGCGTTGGGCGCATTCACTGGATCAACGTTGTAGGGGGCTTGGAGCCAGGCGTTTGGATTGATGTAATCAATACGAACGACTTTCTCGCGATTCATGGAATCAAAATCCCACATGACTGAAGGTCCTGTGACGGCTTTTTGATATCCCGGATCCGCGCCAAAATCGTTGTAGCCCAAACAGATGGCTAAACGCCCACTGACAGCAGCTGGTCCAAAGATGTTGAACTTCACTTCGAGTCCTCCTCTCCAGAATTTGTACAGGCTAGCAGCAAATTCGAGAGGCGTGATGTTGAGTGGCAGCGTGTAGTTCAGAGGGAACAACATGCGGAACGGAGACATGGGTCCTGCGATGACGAGGGAACCTTTCGTGAGGGAGTAAGCAATGTTGTAGATGCTATCCAACCCCCAGCGGCGGGTGAAGTAGTCGAGAGACGTACAATCGTCAGAGCAGTTCATGTCCTCAGCAGTGGCAGCGGTATCACAACCGACAAGGTCGGCTAACCAAACGCCATGCTGGATTCCGTTGAGCGACGGCAAATACAAAGCAGCTTTCACAACTGGTACAGAAGGTACACAGTTGGTGGGCCGATCGCGAGTCAGAGACTGCGAGCGTTTCGGCTTCATAGCTTTCTTTGCTTGCGTGTGAGCGGCGGGCTTGAACCCATCCTGGATTTTGGGTCCAGGCATGGTTCCGGTGATAGGTGCAGTATTAGTGGCGTCTGCACTACCCATTTTCGAGGCGGCGACTGACGCGGAAGCTGAGGCTTCGGCGTGGTTGGAGACATCGACAGACCCAGTACCGTTGTTGGTGATACTGGTCGTTTGAACGTTACCCATGTCGGCAGACATGATAACTTCATCTTCGCAATCGAAGGACTCATCCTCCAGATCGAGGCGTGCAGACATGCAACAAACCATGCTTGGATCATCCCCTTCTTCGATAAGAAGTTCGTGCAATAGCGTATGGTGTTCATCGTCCTGCAGTTCGACTGGTGGATAGTTTTCTAGCGGGTCGAGAGTGGTTGAGGACTCTCTTTGCTCGTTTTGGAAATGAGCTTCTTCCGTGGTGGTGAAACGTGACATGATGAGGAGGTAGGTTCCCGGCCATCCATGTGTCATAACAAGGATCGGGACGGCGACGACAGCTCCAGCAAGGAGGGTCGAAGCGGTGGCGGTGAAGACGACGGTGGCGAATTCCCGAAGAAATGATGGCGAGGCAGGTTCGGACATGTTGGGTTCCATAACCATCTCCCACTCATCTTCGACAGGTTCGACGTACGGGGCAGGTGGCGCTTGAGGGAGCGCAGACATGTCCCAGTACTTTTCGTTGAGCGATTCGTAGGTGACAAGGCAGTTCGAGCCCAAGATTTTGCACATCTTGGCTCGCAACTCATCGAAAGTCGGTTCCCAGGTGGGAATTTCAACGGACTCTCGGATTCGACCTCGGAAAAAGTACTCTCCCAGCAGGGAGTCACAAAGCTGTACTAATCCGGAAAAGCTAGTATCACGGGCATATGAGAGGTGATCCCATACGTAGTGCGATGGGATGATCGGCACATAGCCCTGAAACTCTTCAGACCACAAAATTCTCTTTTTCAAGAATTGTGTCTGGGTGCGTTGGACAAAGAGCGCAGATGCGTTGTCTTTGTCAGCAGGCGTGATGACAATTCCGACGGTGGCGAAGTACTCTTGCAAGTACACGAAATTGAAACCAGCGGCTTTGGCGGCAGGCGAGGGACCGATAAGGTTATCGTCCCCATAGATGGACATCTTGATGTTGTTGATGAAATCTTCGACCGTGGCTTGAGGTAGCAGGTTCTTGAATGCGGCGGCAATCAAGATGATGTTGATGACTGAGTTGATGACAGCAGTCCCAAACATACCAGATGGTAGCCCTTGCAGGCGTTGCCAAATGGCACTTCCAAAGATTTCTACAGCAAAGAAGTTGCTTAGAATCCATTGGGTTCTTCCAGGGTCTTGGTTTCCATACCAACAATCAAGGACTTGCGCGGCGGCTTTGGCGAGGTACGCCATCAGACTACGGTCGTAGCCTGAATAGTCGATGTCGATGACTTCATCACGACTTATGGCAGCAAAGGTTTGCTCCATAATGTCGTGAAAGTCGCGGCAATGGATGTTGAGTCCAATCCGAATCGGGCCTTTCAGGTGAAGGTCGGTGATGTGTTCGCAGAAATTTCCAATATACTTCCTTCCTAGCAGGTAGTGCTCGAGGGAGTCATATTGAAAAGTTCGTACTTTTCCAGCAGCGATCTTGTCTTTGGGCAGGATTTCGTCTTTGGCACACGGGATGTAGACAGCAGGTGGGTAGTCTCCATCGGTGTAGTCGGACTCTAAGCTTCGGTAAGCTTTTTCCAAGGCGGCTTCCATCTTCCGAGTTCCATCAGCTTCGACGCGAATGAGATCGCGGCGACGCTTCCCAGTCCATCCGAATCCAGTGGCGGTGTTGAGGTCAACATCGAGGATTTCATCTATGTTCATGTAGGATCTTTGGCGTTTTGATAAACCACAAAGCATCCGACAGGCAACACGGACTCCATACTCGATTTGACGATGCGAAATTCTCTTGCGAGGATTTCCATACTTCGATTCGGTGGCAAGGGTGCGAGGAACGTCTTTTTCGGAGACGGCGACACGACAAGGGTACTCTGGCAGAGCATCCTTAAACGGCGTTGGCTTCAACTTTGTTTCCAAAGGAGGCACGGCGGCACGAGCGGCAGTTCCAAGGTGGATGAAATTGCCCTCGACAGTAGGCTTCGAGATGTTGGCCGAGGCGATAATCGGCATGGTGGTGGCATCGCGGGCTTGTCCAAAGAGTTTCTTTGACAGCATAACGTTGGCGCGGCTTACAGGCACAAATATCCCAGGGGCGACGGTGGACGACGACCTGGCGATATGAAAACCGACAATCTTCATGGACCCGGCAAACTTGGAAACGATGATCGTTCCACAGTCTCCGCGGTTGGCGATGGTGTTGTAGGAATAGACATTGCGTTGCTTGATCCCAGAGAGTTCAGGGGAGCTGAAGGCTCCATTGACGACTCGTCTGGCGACGGATGAGTTTTCAACTCCACCCGGATAGATGCGGACTATCGGGGTTTCACAGGTGAAAGCAGCAACTTCGGCGAAGTACCCACGTAGGCACCTCATACCAGGGACTCGGTAGTCCAAGGTATACATGGCAATGTCTGAAGCGGTTCCATCCGGGTTCATGACGACGGTGAGGTTCTTCATGGTATAACGATCTTCGAATCGTATACCATCTGTGCAGCGCGTGATTGAGAAGGGCGAATCTTCTCCAATCGTGACGAAAAAGTGGTGGTTCGTCAACAAGGTGGCTTCATCCAGCATGAGACCGTACATCCCTCCTTTCGGAGAGGAAACGGCGACTTGCTGGGCTTTGACACGGGCGAGAAAATTTTCATCTTCTCCCATGTTCTTTTCGGCGATGATGTTCTTCCGAGTGTTGAGTGCTCGGGGACGGCTTCCGTAGTTTTCTTCCATTTTCGCTTCGGCGCGAAAATAACAATAGAGCTTCCAGGCGGCGACGTTGAGGGCAGCTCCTCCCATGGTGGCCATAAATACTAGGAAGTATTTAAGGTTCTCGTCCACGGGGTCGATGACGGGGATGGTGTTTCCTTGTGGGTATCGGCTGGTGATGGCATAGGTGAGCAGATCATCAGCGGATCCCAGTCCGGCGGCGGCTTGTAGACCTTTCTTGGCGAGGCCAATACAGATCTTGGCAATTTCGGGCCAACCAAAGGTGGAGTTCACCTTTTCGACGTGCGTGGATTCGGTCCACTTGTACATCAAAAAGTTGTTCTCAGGTTGGGACAGAAATTCATCTACCTTGACAGGTAGGAAAGCGGCGAGCGTTTGTTGGACGGTGGCTACAGGATTGATGAATCGGTAGCGAAACATGCGACGGTTGATGCGGTCGGCTTCTGAAGCAGCGGCGGCGACTTGAAGGCGTTCTTCGACTGACGTCTGGGCGGTGATCCCAGGATAGTCCAGGTTCCATTCGGCATGGATGACGAGCGTGCGGCGAGCGTTGAGGGCAGTTTGGTTGGTGAAACCATCCACTGGTGGGCAGTGATGGTGATTCGAGGCAACGACCATAGAGTAGATCTCATATGATTCACCTTTCTCTCCAAACGCACGTTCGGGCTTCCAGTTTCCATCAGGAATGGACATCAGATCCCTAACATTGGCAATGTTAGTATCTACGTCAGATCCAAGGGCTTCGGTGAGGACAACAACACGGTGATTTTGGTTGAGTCCTTCACAGTATGTTCCTTGCGGGCGAACATACACGGCTTCATCGGCGATGCGACCTTCGTGAGAGGCAGCTAACAGTCGGGCGAGGGCTAAAGCACATTCGGTCTTTCCAGTGCGAGGATCTCCGGCAAACCAAAAGAGGGTGGGGCGGCACCCGCCAACAGTGTACTTGCGTACAGTGGCTTCTTG